AATATTATACGGATGGCCGCTAGGAATCTGAGTTCAAATTAAAGTATATAACTTTACAGAATTACATTTATGCCATTTGGAGACAATATATATTGTCTCTAATACATAGGAGAGAGTTTCAGGGGGGTGTCTCCAATTGACTAGTCAACATGAGAGCTCCGCGTTTTAAAATACAAGCCAAGAATTATTTTCTCACTTACCCAAGGTGTTCTCTAACAAAAGAACACCTCTTAGAGCAGCTGAGAGCTTTATCGTTGCCAACAAACCCTAAATTCATCAAAATCTGCCGTGAGCTGCATCAAGATGGGGAACCGCATCTTCATGTGCTGTTGCAGTTCGAGGGCAAACTCACATGTACCAACAATCGCCTCTTCGATTGTGTACACCCAAGCAGTAGCGCCAGTTTCCACCCCAACATTCAGGGAGCTAAATCAAGCTCGGACGTCAAGTCGTACCTGGACAAAGACGGAGACACCCTCGAATGGGGACAGTTTCAGATCGATGGGCGATCTGCAAGAGGAGGTCAAGAGTCTGCAAATGACGCTTACGCCAGAGCAATTAACTCGGGAAGTAAGTCGGAAGCTCTTGGCATAATTAAAGAATTAGCCCCAAAAGACTTTGTTTTACATTTTCATAATATAAATTGTAATTTAGATAAGATTTTTGTAGAGCCACCGGCTCCTTATGTTTCTCCATTTCTTTCTTCTTCTTTCTCGAGAGTTCCGGTGGAACTTGATAATTGGGCGTCGGAAAATGTAAAGAGTTCCGCTGCGCGGCCATGGAGACCGATCAGTATTGTCATCGAAGGAGACAGTCGGACCGGGAAGACAATGTGGGCCCGGTCTTTGGGACCACACAATTATCTGTGTGGGCATCTCGATCTCAGCCCAAAGGTGTATTCCAATGATGCCTGGTATAACGTCATTGATGACGTCGATCCGCACTACCTAAAGCACTTTAAAGAGTTCATGGGGGCCCAGCGTGACTGGCAAAGCAATACCAAGTACGGAAAGCCAATTCAAATTAAAGGTGGCATTCCCACTATCTTCCTCTGCAATCCTGGACCAACGTCCTCCTATAAAGAATTCCTAGACGAGGAAAAGAATGCATCATTGAAAGCTTGGACAATTCCAAATGCAAAATTCGTCACCCTCTGGGAGCCACTGTACGACAGTGCCGATCAAAGTCAGGCACCGACTCGCGAAGAAGAAGGTAGTTCGACGTAGGAGAGTGGATCTCTCTTGCGGGTGCTCATTCTATAGACACATCGACTGCAATAACCATGGATTCACGCACAGGGGAATCCATCACTGCGCTTCAAGCTTGGAATGGCGTGTTTATATGGGAGGTGCCAAATCCCCTCTATTTCACGATAACAAGTCACCTGGAAAACCCGTTCAACAATCCGTTTCACATAATATCGATCCAAATCCGGTTCAACCACCGGTTGCGGAAGGCTTTGGGGATTCACAAGTGTTTTCTGAACTTCAAGGTCTGGACGAGTTTACGACCTCCGACTGGGCGTTTCTTGAGGGTATTTAGTACGCAAGTGTATAAATACTTGGATAATATCGGTGTAATTTCAATTAATCTAGTCATTAGGGCAGTAGATCATGTGTTGTACAATGTACTTGTAAATACAATTGCAGTTGAGAGCAATCATGAAATAAAATTTAATATTTATTAATTCATTAATGAATCGTAGAAATACATCCGTATCTTAAGACTAGCATAAACGGGATTAGAGGCATGGGTACATGCCATGTACAGCAGCAATGCATTCTCTGTATGATTCTCATACTTGGCAGCCTCTTGATGATTATAAATCACGTTGTGATATAAGTTGTATTTTCGCCTGACAATTACAGCCTCCTTGCAACCAGAGGGTCCTCCGGTGACCGTATAATGGAACCTCTTCAAAACCTGGTAGCGATCACGTTTGTCACTCTGGACAGTCGCTGTGCTAGGCTCGTTATCAAACATGTTAAAAACCTGACCGAAATCTTGGGGGCTGGGGCCATAAGGACGTCTATCCCTAACTAACCAGAACATACAGGTGTTGGTGTGATTGGATTTCTTCACATTTTCGTCCATCCACACTTTGCCTAATATGTAAACGGTCTTAATGCAAAATCGTTTACCTGTGCGATGAGTGAGACCATTTCCCCTGGTCACATCACTTAGACACCTAACGTTACCTGTGTGGACTACGGAATCACGCTGATCAAACGACTGGATCTTACATGGGCCTTCACATCCACGAGGAACATCAGGGCTTCTGTACATTCTGTACATCCTGGGCTTTCGATACATGGGCCTGTACGTCCATGAACGTCGTTTGCTTGTGCCTGGGACAGTGGGGACAGCTGCACGGTTGGTGTATGGGCTGTCGAAATTCAGCCTTCGACGCACCTTCGAAACGGGCGTTGAAATGATGATATCGCCGGGTCGCTTCGACATAGCTCTTGGCTCTGATGACGGAGATTAAATCTCTGATTAGATCCCAACCCAGAGTATTGGGCTCGTATGTATCTTCGACGGCCTGTAAATATTTTACAGCTAACATGCAACGAAGCCCATGGACAGAGTCTGGGAAATCGTTCAGAAGTGGATCCCACATTTTGAAATTTAAATACTTAAGCGCCAAGTATATAAAGACAAAATCAAATAAATAGCCTTCCAGGCGTTGATTTTATTGGACGACAATGTCTAGTGCGCGGGGACCACAAGGGGGGACCACATAAAGCGGGCGCGCGGCCATCCGGT